TTCTTCTAACATATCAAAATTGAGTGTTTGATCTGCTACCGCCAAAGAAAACAATGCGTGCTCTTTATTAGAATTTACTACAGAACGACCATTATCACCTGTCGTTGTATAAATCATATTAGAAATCAAGCCTGGATTAGAAGATAATATAGAAGAAACTATAGTATCTCCAGCATACCCGCCTTCCCAGCGAAAAATTTTAAGCATTTAATTTATCCTATGATAAATGATAGAGGATCAGAACCGTCAACATAGTTGCGTAGTTCTTCGTCTAGTTTATCCATTTCAACTTGTGCTTCAGCTTTAAGGCTTTCGCCATTTAAACTTGTACCACCTTGCGGACCAGCGATAGTACTAAACTTACTACGTGCTTCGCCTAATGTATATTTTGCCAATGCTAGTGCATAATCATTTATCCAAGGAGCAGCCTGTCGATCTTGCAATAATCGGCTTTCTGGACGTAAGTTATAAGTCCACAATACCATTTTTTCTCCGCTACCTGTAAACTTACGCAGTAACGTAAGAACATTGGTTGTTGGATTAAATTCAAAATTCACAAATCCACCAAACAATCTTGCGCTAAGTTCTTGGTACTGGTAATACATTTCATATGTTGCCATTCCACCGATACGTCCGCTTTGTAAAAGATAAGTATTTTGAAAAGCAGCTTCGAATGGTTCAAATTGTGTTCCGGTGTCATTACCACCTGATCCAACACTACGTCTAAATACTTGACGAACTTCTTCAATTTCAGTAGGGAGTGTATATTCTTGTTGTCCTTCTACAATCTCCAAAAACACATACGAACTTTCATATGCATTAGCTGTACGCTGACGAAATCTTTTAACTGATTTATCAATACAATTATCGTAATGTGCAGGATCAAGTTCTACATCTACCATGCCGTCCCCGAGACGTAAACGTATATAATCTATAACTTCTGCTCTTAGTGATTCTAATGTTACTGCCATAGTGTGTTCCTATTCTTACACACTATTTATTACTTTATTGCTTTGAGTATAACAGTATCAGCATTAAATCTTCCATTTAGTTTTGTTTCTACGCCTTTGATATTGTCGAGAAATTTTCGAAGTTGTACTTTGCCGCTTTTGTTAAATTCCACTAATTGTTGTTCTGGTTTTCTAAGAGTTTTTGCTACACTTTTATTAACATCAAAAAATTGCAATGTTGTTCCTTTAACTTGAAATGTAGTGTGTTCTTCAGCAATATATTTTCCAATTTTTCTAGTTTTACTATTAAACACCCATAGTTCAGTTGCTCCGATGATATCTACCGGATTTATACTTGCTACTTTATACTTTTCGTCGATTTTGTTATATTTCATTTTTGACACAAGCTTATCTGCACTCTTAGGTTTAGGCTTGCGTGTCTTTCTAGTAGCTTTGCTTTCTTGTGTAACAAGATCACATGCACTGAGAATACTTTGAAAAAGTTCAACGCCTTTTTTAATTTCTGATTTAGAAAGATGACTATATGCTTCTCGTAACTGATCATCTTGTTCACGTGCTGGCAGTTGTAACATTTGATATTCTGCTAGTGTGCCTTCGTAGAAGGCACGAATGTGTCTAGCATGTGCTTGATTAACATTATGTTTACGAAAAAATTTCACAATATCTAATCCTTTGAACTTTTTAGGATTATTAATGAAATCATCTACGGTTTCTTCAATTTCTGCAATAATATTTCCGCTTGCTTCCTTAATACGTTCTTGGATACTAGGAATATATGTGTTTTTAGGTTTTGCTTTTTCTTCTGCCTTTATTTCAGCAATAATATTTTTACCCGTATCAGCAAGTTCAGAAAAGTAGCCAGTCATATACTCATGACTGCTTTCTTGAATTTGATTAGCTTTGTCATTGTTCATATAGTGACAATAACATGCAATATAACTAAATTGCATCTTACTTTCTCTGTTTTTAAGAATAGCTTCTGAAGTTTTTTTGTCATACTTTTTTTTCACGTACTGCTTGATAATAGGCATGTATTCTTTTTTGTCTACATCAAAGTGAAAAAAATCTTTTGCACGTTTATAGTTGTCAAGCGGCGCAGCACCTGCTCCTGTTGTTTTACGTCTAGCACGAGGCGCTTTTTTACGATTGAGTTTTTTACCCTTAAGAGCAGTTAGTGCCATATTTAATCTCCCATCGCAATTCTTAGTGCATCCATGCCTTGGTCAAAACGTTCTAATTCCGCACGTTTTTTATCAACAAGATTATACAAACTGTCCATCGCCATGCGGCGCTCATCGCTAGCGCCTTCATTAAATGCAATAAGGACATTTTCTAATACTTGAATATCTTCAAGTGTGTCATGTATAGTCATTATACCATCTCTCCATAACTTCAACTTACTTAATTAATATAGCACCTATCGAAAAACTGTCAACCTTTTTTTAAAGACACATTAAAACTCCCTGGATTATGCGGTGTGTTAGTGCAATTCTTTACATGCGGATGGCTGTTTGCCCATGAAGGAAATTCATGCATAATAGCACCTTGTCCTGTTATAACCACAACAGTTCTGTGCTTGTTATAGTATGCATCTGTTATTCGATTATTAAATAATTGCCAAGCAGCATGTATTGTTTGTCCATGTAAGTCTATTCGCATAGTGTATTTAAGTCGATAAATACTACACAATAAGGAATTAATATGCCAAGAATTTCACTATGGAAAGACGGTGCTCATACCAACGATTATAGATTCTTCGACAGAAGAATCAAAGAAATGTTCACGATAGGCGGCACAGGTATCAATGTACACAAATATCTAGGTGTTACAAATCAAGGTCAGAGTGATGACCCCAGTCAGCCTAACTATCAGGAACCAGATCCTTTGGGAATACAGGATTTTTTATTTTTAGAAAATAGAGATAGAATATATGATCAAGATATATATTCTCTCCGCGGAATATATAGTATTAGCGATACAGATTTTGATTTAAGTCAATTTGGTTTATTTTTACAAAATGATACTCTGTTTATAACATTTCATGAAAATGATATGTTAAATAATTTAGGCAGAAAACTAATGAGTGGCGATGTTATAGAATTGCCACATCTAACAGATTTTAGTGCTCTAGATGAAAGTGTAGAATTAAGTTTAAAAAGATATTATGTTATACAAGAAGGAAGTCGACCGAGTGAAGGATTTAGTCCAACTTGGTGGAGTCATCTTTGGCGTGTTAAATGTACACCATTAACCGATGCGCAAGAATATACTAATATTCTTAATATGCTACAAACAGATAAAGATGGCAATGTTACTGATAATACATTACGTGATCTACTTAGTACGTATAATAAAGAATTAGAAATTACAAATAAAATAGTCGAAGCTGCTGAGTCTGAAGTTCCTAAAAGCGGATACAAAACAGAACAGTTTTATGTTGTCCCTACTGGACCAGATGGTACACCTTTGGAGCCAACTGGTGTGAATGCAGATGATACAAATATAAATGCAGACGATATTAACAATAGTTCAGATGCTAGAAGAATAACTGCACAAAATACAAATGCTTATAGCGGATACTTAGTAGGGGACGGACTTGCACCAAATGGAGAAACTGTTACTATGGCTACTAGTTTTCCAGGAGATGCACAAGAAGGTGATTTTGTTTTAAGATTAGACTTTTTACCTAACAGACTTTTTAGATTTAATGGAACACGTTGGGTAAAGATAGAGGATGATGTTCGTAGTAAACTTACTCCGGGCACAGGCAACACATTAAGAGATGGATTTATTAATAATACATCAACTATTACTGCAGATGATAATACTATAGTTTCAAGTAAACAAGCACTTAGTGATGTGCTTAAACCTAGAGAAGATTAATGCAAAGTTTTTTTTATGATCAACAAATAAGACGATTTTTGCTTCAATTTATTCGCGCATTTAGTAATTTTCAAGTCGAATATGGCAAAGATACAAATGGTATAGTTACATTACAAACTGTGCCTGTTAAATATGGCGATGCAACACGTATGGTAAGTAGTATTATCAGAGAAAATAGTGAAAATAAAGTTATGCCCACTCCAATGATTAGTTGCTATGTTACTAGTATGGAATATAATCGAGAACGTGTGCAAGATCCTACATTTGTAGATAAAAAACATATTCGCATGCGAAAATATAACGAAAACACAGGCGAATACACAACACAACAAGGAAATGCATTCACAGTAGAACGGATGATGCCAGTTCCTTATACGCTAACAATGAACGTAGATATCTGGACAAGTAACACTAATCAAAAACTACAACTATTAGAACAGATTCTTGTATTATTTAACCCAGCATTAGAAATACAATCAACAGATAATTATTTAGATTGGACGAGTTTAAGTTATATAGAATTGCAAAATGTGCAATGGAGTAGTAGAGCTGTGCCAGTTGGGATAGATGATCAATTAGATATTGCTACATTATCCTTCACAGTTCCTATTTGGATTACTGCTCCTAGTAAAGTAAAGAAATTGGGAGTTATACAAAAAATTGTTGCTAGTATATATGACGAAAGCGGAAGCATAAATGATGGTGTAATTGATAATAATTTATTATTAGGTGATAGATTAAAATTCACTCCCATGAACTATGGCATTTTATTATTAGGAAATACTATAGAAATAATAGATAGAAACGAAACAACAACAAATAAAATTAATTCTACCCCTTTAAATGATCCTCCTGAAAAAGTAGGAACAGACGATGTGTCCTGGCGAGCACTTATTAATCAATATGGCGAGTTACAACCTGGAATAAGTCAGTTACGCTTAGAACAAGGTGCAGCAGAAATTATAGGCACTATTGCTTACCACCCAAGTGATCCTTATAAATTGCTTTGGACTGTACAATCTGATACTATCCCAACAAACGATTTATCTTCTGTGGATAAAATTATAAATCCTTTAAGGAATTCTCCTGGATCTGGATTACCGGATGCTGCTCAAGGTCAAAGATATTTAATACTTAATAGTACAGGAGATTTATCTAATACAGACAATCCTGATGGTTGGGATATAGTTGCTAACGCTAACGATATAATAGAGTATAACGGTACAAAATGGATTATTGTTTTCGATGCAAATAAAAATTCAGGTATACATTATATGACAAATAGTACTACTGGAATACAATACAAGTGGACGGGCAACGAGTGGGTTAAATCATATGAAGGCGAATATCAAGCAGGCAATTGGAACATTGTCATCTAATGCAAGTGTTGGTGCACTATTTTTAAGTCAATCA